AACTTCCCGTCTTTGTTATATTGGATGGAGGCCGGATGAGCGCCCAGGTTAAGCCGGTCGGCCATCTCCTCTAAATCCTCTTTCTGATCGAAAGATACTGCCGCCTTGCTGGCAATTTCCCCTAGCTTGCGCCATGCTGAGTCTCCCGCATAGCCGCTATGGCATATAGTCAAATATTCCGTTATCGACGGATCAGACAGGGCGCCGTAATAAGTGACCGCCAACATCTCCTTGCCACTGCTGCGGCTGATATGTTGCCGCCAGTTCCAGCTGGACACGGCCATTTCTTCCGCCTCCAGGCCCATTATATCATCGTTGCGGAGCGTCAGTTTGGGCTTTTCAGGAATGGGGAAAGGTGCGCCACAAGTCGGGCATGTCATAATGCTGATATGCACGATCTCATCGCAGTTTTCGCAAATCTTGACTGGCGCTTCGCCTTCGCCCTCTCCTTTACGCTTCGCCTTGGTGACGTTGATCGCGGTAATCGGGCCATGCTTCTCCACCACACCAGCGAAGTCCAGGGCAAGGCAGTGATCTGTGTGGGACTTGGGGCGCAGCCCCCGGCCCGCCATCTGGATGTAGAGCGCGGCTGACATGGTGGGCCTAAGCAGGGCAATCAGATCAATGTCTGGATAATCGAACCCAGTAGTAAGGACGTTTGCGTTCGTCAGCGCGCGTATTTCCCCGGACTTGAATTGCTCTATGAGAGCCTTGCGCTCAGCCTTGGGTGTAGCGCCCGTTACGCAGCCAGCCCTGACGCCTTTGGCGGAAAGGATGGCGGCGATATGCTGGGCATGGGCAACGCCTGTGCAGAAAAACAGCCATGCCTTGCGGTTGCCCGCCAAGGCGATAACCTCCTCCACAACCTCTTGATTGTTTCGGTCCGTATCAACGGCGGCTTGCAGTTCACTTTCGATCCATTCCCCGCCGCGCTTATGCACGTCGCCCAGGTCGTAACGAAGGCTCGTCACCTTGCTATGAAGCGGGGCCAGATGCCCCTTATAGATGAGTTCCTCTATTGTGACAGGATCAATCAGATCGTCAAACAGGGCTGGTTTATCAGTGATAAGGCCATGACCAAGGCGCATCGGGGTGGCGGTTAATCCCACAACCCTTAACGCCGGGTTGGTTGACTTTAGCGCATCCAGAAAGATGCGATACGTCCCTTCGTCCTTGTGACTGACAAGGTGGCATTCATCGATAAACACCAGATCGATATGCCCGATTAAATCGGCTTTGCGATGGATTGACTGGATGCCCGCGAAGGTAATCGGCTCCCCAAGCTGACGCTTGCCAACGGACGCGGAATAAATGCCCATTGGGGCATTTGGCCAATGGAGCCTTAGCTGGGCGGCGTTTTGCTCAATAAGCTCCTTGACATGGGTCAGCATTAAAACGCGAGTCCCCGGCCAGTTCTGGAGAGCATCCTTGCACAGGTGCGCGATTATATGCGATTTTCCAGCGCCGGTCGGAAGCACAAGACATGGGTTTCCCTCATTGGCTCCGAACCAATCGTAAAGCTGATCGATGGCCCTTTGTTGATAATCACGCAACATGGCCGCGCACCAATTCCAGACTAGGGGTGGCACCGCCACCGTTCACAACATCAACACCATCAACTAGATAGGTTGCTGTCTCCTCGGTCCCGCCAGTCTGTTTCCATGGAACCAGATCAGGATGCAGCACATGGCCAGGGCAACCTTTACGCTGCCAATCCACAGGAATATCAGCCTTATGCTTCTCGCAATGTAATTGACCATTGGGAAGTGGCGTGACGAGGGCACAGGTTCGGCAATTCACCTCCTTGGTCAGGTGGGTCTGGTGACAAAATCTGTGCGCGGGGCAAAACTTGCATTGCCACCACGTTGGGTCGGTCGAAATGGGAGGGGGCAGACGCTCCTCTATGGCCAGCCTTCGGCCTCGTGCGACGGCTTTCTCAGCCACAGCCTTATCAAGCCTGACCCTCTCTGTGTGGATATGGTCATTATCCTTGCAGACTGCGTAATATAGCGCACGGTCCAGACTAAGCCCCAGCATATAGACCTGCATCTGCACGAAATGCATGGGCTTGGACTTCTCGACACCCTCTTTCTCCAGCGCCTTGAAGGACGCGAGGCTATGGGTCTTAAATTCTGCAAGGTGGGGCTTTTGCCGCGCTTCGGGAACGCCACTGATTACCGCGTCGGCAGAACCGGCCACATGAGAGCCGAAGTCCACCTTCGCTTGTGTGCTGATGATGGTGAGGCCAGCAGCCACCAGCTCGGCAAGGATATTATCCTCCTCCTGATGGCCGCGACGAAACAGGCGAAGAATGCGACCGGGAAATTGGTCTATCACCGCCCATCGAAAAGACAGCCACAGATAGCGGTCACATGGGTGCCCTAGCATAGAGCAGCCCATATGCGGGCGCGGGGGACTTTGCTGCTGTGCTGCGTCAATAAGGCGGGATAGTGTGACGGTTGGTTCTGGAAGGGCTGTCATGTCTTACTCCATTAGCCTCGCCCCGCCATTTCAGCGGGGTCCGGTAATGTCAGCCCTTCTTGGCCCAAGGTGGAGCCGAACCGGCTGCGCTGGACGATGCGGAGTTGGCGCTTGGCGGCACGGAGCCAGCGACGGCCTTCCAGCCGTTTACCTCGCTCTTGTCGCCATATTGCTCGTCTTTTTTGGTCTTGAGTTTGATCGACAACTGACCGCCGATAAGCTGGTCGCTGTCATCGACTTTGGCCAGGCCGATGGCGCGCATCACGTCGCCAAGCTGCTGGCGCCCGATTTCCTCCGCCTTGGGGTTTTTGTTGCGGATATTGAGATTGCCATAAATCTTGCGACCCTGATGGCTGGGTCCGGTGATGTCATAGGTCACGGCGATGTAGCTGCCATCGCCCGCCTGGGTGTTCTTGAGTTCAGCCGACGAGATTGTCGCCATATACCAGCCTTCGGGAAGCGGCTCGAAGCCACTGCCTTGCGGGAGGTCGTCTGTGTTGTAGGATTCTCCGAGAAAAGCCATTTTCTTACTCCAAATTGTGTGTGGTGTTAGGGTTGTTTGTGGTGGTGGATTAGGGGCTAGGGGTTGGGATCGGCGGGGGTGATGGCGAACGACGGGCGACCGGGCTTGGTGGTGATGGCCCCCGCCAGCGCGGACGTTATATTGGGCGCACTTGCCTTCCACACAGCCAGATTGATGGAAGGGGTCCATCGGAACAGGCTGGAAAGATGCTCCGAAAGTCCCGCCTCCCGCGCTAAGTCCTGCAATTTCTCGGCATCGACTTTTCGATCCAGACGGCTGGTGATCTTGACCGCGAAACCCTCGGCCTCAATGTTCTTGACCCCTTCGGAGGCTGGATCAATTTTCAGCATCTCCAGTAGCTGATCCTCTATGGCCCGCCTTGCTGCGATAGCTGATGCCTCTGCCGCCTTGGCATCCATCCACGCATCATAGATGCTGTCCATGTCAGCCCCCGATCTTCTGAATGATAGCGCCAAGGTCTGGCGACTCCCACTGATCCAGCTTGCCGGACCTGTCCTTGGCGAGCCATATGCCGTCGCTGTCGCACATGAGCGCCCGCTGGGCTGCGCCATCGGCATCCCGCTCGACACGCAGGGCCATCACCAGATCATAGAAATATGGCAGACCCTGCGTCAGGCTCTTGCCAGGCATGGACGGATTGTAGAGCAGCTTACCCATTTCATCCTGCGACTTCTCCAGTTTGGCGGAAAAATAGACATGGCGATTGGGAAGGTCGCGGAATGAGCGGATGATTTCCTGCATCACAGTGTTCATCTCGCCATAGGCTGCACGGCCATCTTTATTGGCCTTGAGTTCGTGACCCAGCACGACCTCCGCAACCTCGCTGATGCTATCGAGGGCAACGGACTTGTAAGGCTTCGCCTCCTCGGAACCGGAGAGCCATTCATAAGCCTCCTTGAGGTCGTCCATCTTGCCGATCTCGATATAGGGCAAGTCGGCATCCTGCAAAGCGAGTAATCCGCCTTCCGCCGAAAGAATGATGGGTGACGGCAGCGATTTGATAAGCGTCGTCTTGCCAGAGCCAGCTTGCCCGTAAACCAGCATCTTGACACCGGACGAGGCAAGGCCGCCTGTGGCCTTAAGATTGATTGCCATAAGACTGTTTCCTAAACCCCGGTCGGCCAATTCCATTCGGGGTGTGTTGATGGGTTTACAGCCGCTATTGCACTATGTAAATAGCATTTCTGCACAACGGAGTGTAATTTCATGATGTCATTAGACGAGGTGCGCGGGCGCTTGAGAGACCGCCGGATAAGCATAGTGGCGGCTGAGGCGAGGGTTCACAGAAACACCATCTCCGCAATCGTAAGCGGGAGAAGTCTCAATCCCAGCTATCGGGTGATGAAGGCTTTGACTGATTATTTTGTGGGTGTTGAGCAATGAGCGATCTCACAAATGTTCTGGGCGGGCCATGGTCGCCCCTGCCGATTGCTCAACCGGAGCCTATAGAAGTCCAGATCAAGAGCGCCATGGAAGCGGCGGGATTTGCACCGCCCAAAGCATTATCCATAGATGGCAGGGTCCATAGGTTCGATACCGACGCCAAAGGCAAGAAGGCCGGGTGGTATGTGTTTTTCGGGGATGGTATCCCAGCCGGTCGATTTGGATGCTGGAAGGCCGGGTCCGACATCCCGTGGCGCGCTGATGTGGGTAGGGGTCTTACCGATGCAGAGCAAATGGCCTTGGCCAGGCGAACGGCTGAGGCGCGCAGGCTTCGCGATGAAGAAACAAAAAAGCGCCATGAAACGGTGGCCGATGTGGTGGACACCATATGGTCAGGATGTGTCGCGGCTGACCCTGAACACCCCTATCTCATTAAAAAGCAGATCGGCGCACATGGTGCGCGGGTGACTGGTGACGGTAGGCTTGTCTTGCCGGTCTATGCCGATGGCAAACTATCGACGCTCCAATATATCGATCATGACGGCAACAAGCTGTTTCATGGCGGAGGCCGAGCCGCCGAGGGGTTTCATATTATTGGGGATGATGTTGGCGGCAGCACCATACATGTCGCAGAGGGCTTCGCCACAGCCGCCAGCATCCATGAGGCGACCGGCCTGCCCTGCGCCATTGCCTATAGCGCCAGCAATATCCCCGCCGTGGTCGCGGCTTTGGCGGGCAGGGATGTGTATGTGGTGGCGGACAATGATGGGCAGGGCACAGGCGAGAAATATGCTCGCCAGTCCGGCGCCCGCTATCTGGTGGTCGAAATGGGGGACGCCAATGATTACGCCTGTGCGGGGCACGATCTAAAAGCCCTTCTCTATCCGCCTGTAACCGATTGGCTGGTGCCCGCAGATGATTTCTGCACCACGCCCACACCAATCAAATGGCTGGTCAAACATTGGCTCCAGGACGAAGCCCTTATCATGGTGCATGGTCCCAGCGGTCACGGCAAGACCTTCGTCGTGCTGGATTGGTGCATGCACATGGCGGCTGGGTTGGATAGCTGGAATGGCCACAATGTAAAACAAGGCGCTGTCGTCTATCTGGCAGGCGAGGGCCACAATGGCTTGCGCGCCCGCATAGCAGCATGGAAGCGGCACAACAGCGCCCCCCGACTTAATATGTGGCTATCCAAGGCAGGCTGTGACCTCAACACCAAGGACGGCTATAACAAGGTGCAGGACCATATCCGCGCCCTTGGCGAGGTACCCCGGCTTATCGTGGTCGATACGCTGCATCGGTTTCTGGATGGCGACGAGAACAGTGCGCAGGATGCAAAAGGCATGATCGATGCTTGCGGGGCGCTGATGCAGGAGTTTGGATGCTCCGTCCTGCTGGTTCACCATACCGGCGTTTCCGAGGAGAGCCAGCACAGGGCGCGCGGATCGTCAGCATGGAAAGGCGCGCTTGAGATAGAGATAAGCGTCGTCAAGGCGGCGGACACCATCCGGGTGGTCCAGAAAAAGATAAAGGATGGTGAGGAGGCGGAGCCTGTCCATATGTGTCTCCAGTCCGTCGAATTGCCAGGTTGGATCGATGAGGATGGCGAGCAGGTTTCGAGCGTCGTTCCGGTGGTGACTGATGCGCCAGTGGAGCGGAAAAAGGAAAGCAAGCTGGATGGGTGGAAGAAAGTTTTTGAGTCGGCATGGTGGGCCAGCGGCGCTGAGCAGGTTGGTGGCTCCCCTTACATAAGCCGCTCGTCACTCGTCAGACACCTTGTCACGGGCATGGGGATGAGTGAGGCAGCGGCCAAGAAAGCAGTCCAGCCGAGTGAATTATCGAGGCCCATCGGAGGGCTTCTGGTGGGTGGAATTATCGCCCCAAAAGATCATGGATGGGTGGTGTTAGAGCCTGTTTTTGCCTCTTCCCTCAATTTGGGCCGGGGACAATAAGGGACAATGCAAAAAGACAATTGTCCCCACTTGTAAACCACTGATTTTATTAGATTTTATAGTTTGGGGACAATTTTTAGAGACAGCGACAGGGGCAGAGGGGACAAAAAGACAAGACAAAGCCCCTCTTTAGAGGGGCTGTCCTTGTCTTTTTTTCTGCGGGTGGTTTTGGCGACCTGTCTTGGTGAGTAGTTTAAGGAGCCAGCCATTCGACATCGTGGCGGCGAGGCGGGTGTGATTGTGGGTTGACCTATCCGGGCCAATGGCATAAACCAGTTTCAACGAGGCAATGCCTCACCTGCCAAGGGAGAATGAAGATGCTCGATTTCAACGCAATCGGAAAAGACCTCGAACTTTGTGACATGGGCATCGCCTTCACAAAGGGTCGCGCCCGCACAAAGTTTGTCCAACATCGCAAAGCCTGCATGTCCGCTATCAAGGCGGCTAATGTCGCAGACGGCCTTGACGCAATCAGCGATGACGATTTGCTCAAGGAGTTGGGGCTGTGAAAACAGAAATCGAAAAAAACAAATTGAGGCAGGAAATTTCTGCACTTTCTTACGAGCGTATGTTGAAAAAACTTATGGGCTTCGACCCATGCGAGAGGCTTTCCGTGGGTGATGTAAAGTTCCTTGCGGAAATGTGTCGCACAGAGACTTATCAGGCCATGTGTGATTATGAGCATGACAGGGGCGAATGATGACACCAGAGACATTCAAGGCCATTCAACTGGCATCCGGCATGTCTGACCGGCAACTGGCGGCATTCCTCCGAATTGAGGATTTGGGCACCATCCGCCGTTACAAGCGTGGCGTTCGGGCTGTAAGCGGCCCCGTTGCCAAGCTTATGGAGATGCTAACCACAGGAGATCGTGATGAGTGAGGCGGGCGCCATGAAGGCATATGGGCCAGACCATCCAGACTATCCCAACGCCCCGGCAGATTGGGACGGCGGGCCATATCAGTGCCGTGATGGTGGAATGTATCACATGCGCGGCTATAGCTGGAGGCATGGCGAAGGATGTTGGAACGCCACGGCGGATTGGGATCGCGTCTCCTACACACCTGTTGCGGAGACCGGCCATGAGTGAGTGGATACCGCATGACGGCGGACCTATGCCGGTGGATGGTGTGAGCGAGCCGGAAGTGCGGTTTGGTGATGGCGTGGAAATGGGCGGTGTCAAGGCGTCGTTCTGGCAAGGTGATGGCACAGAGCAAGACCCTGACTATTGGCGCTGGCAAGGCCCCGAAAAAATCATCGCCTACCGTCTGGAGACACCCAATGAAGATCAGTAAGGAGGCGCGGGAGGCTGCGCTGTACTGTGTTTGCCTGACCGAAGAGCGCAGGACGATTGTGGCCGAGCGGATTCAGGAGGCCATCAACAGCACGCTGGACCGGGCATCAGAGGTCGCCCTTGAGCACATGCCCGTCGTCCAGTGCATGAGTGTCGAACCCATCGTGTCGGCCTGCAAGGAAATATCCGCCGCAATCCTCGCATTGAAGGAGGACACCCAATGACTGACGCATGGCAATCGATAGCGAGTGCGCCGGTCCCAGCCGATGAGTGGAGCGATTCTGCCGTATTCCTCGTTTGGAACGGGGTGGAAGTTCTGCCGTGCAAGATATGGAGAAACACCGACGATCACGGTTTCGATGATATAAGCTGCTGCGACCGAGATGGGGAGTATGGCGAAGTTTCTCCTCCTCCTATTTACTGGCAACCACTCCCCGCACCACCCACAGATCGGAGCAAGCCATGAGCGATATCATATGGGGCGAGCCTATCGCCGTGGACGGAAAGCGGCCTGAGTGGCTGGAGGATGATGTCCGCATATCGGGCAGAGATGGCATGTGCGACATGTGGTGGATACTCTTGCCTAGCGCTGTCACTTGGCGGCCCGTTACCGCAATCCGCCTCCCCGCTGATCATCCACACTATGCCAATCCCGACGACTGGCAACCCTGCGAGCGGACTGTGAGGGTGTGCATTGAGGCGTTGCCAAACATGGGGACCGGCAAGCACCTTTACTCGCTCCGCGCCCTCGAAGCCCTCATCCCCAATTCCGATCCCGCCGAAATGCTGGTGGAGGAATACAAGGACACTCGGCACGGTTTCCCCGTCATCCACAATCACGATGTTTGGTCAGAGATTGAGCGCTTCGCCCGCCACCTGATCAACACAGGGAGGATACGCCCATGACCACAGAGATCATCGTGGAGAAGGTGGACCGGGAGGCGGCTGTTGCGTTGACGCGCTTTCTCGGCGAGCCTGAAAGTTTCATCAGCGATATGTTGGATGGGCTTCTGGATGGCACGGATACCGTCCAAGCCTTCGCCCGCCACCGGCTTGCAGAACGGAAGCGGTGTGCCGAAGTCCTACGGGAAGCTGCAATAACTTACACGACGCAGGAGAGTGACATCGAGCGCGCGGTTTGCTTCGAGTTAGCCGCCGACGAGATCGAACGCGGCAAACACATCACCACCGGACAGGAGGAGGGGGCGTGAGTCTGCCAATTGCCTTTGTGCCCGGCCTCGTCGATGTGATCGAGGAGTACAAGCGCCTTCGAGATGAGAACGCCAAACTCAAGCGTGAGGTGATGATGAAGGATCGCGCCCTTCACGACCGCAATCGCCAGTTGGACGCGATGGCGTGGGTCTGGTGTGATGGTGGCTGTCCAACCGGCGTTGGTAGGTTTTCCGGCCTTGAGGTAGATGAGGCGATGGTTTGCATGGTCGAAACAAACGCAAAGCGGCTGCGGCGGTGGTACAAAAGCAAGCTTATGCGGGCCACGCGGTCATGAACCACCTCCTGCGCGGCTTTCTCTACACCACTGGTAGACTATGGTCACAGTGGATGATGGGGATACGGTAGGCTTGCATCGCCGCGCGGGTTGGGGTAAATTGTGGGTATGAGTGAGCGTTGCTCTTCCGAATTGAAAATAAACCAAACGACAGCGAAAAGCGGTCGCGGTGGGCCTCGTCCTAATTCCGGGCGCAAGCCGGGTAAGACAACTGCGCCTCTTCGTGAAATAGCGCGCCAGCACATGATGAAGGCTATTCAGGCGTTTGTCGATGTGATTGATGATGATGAGGCGCCCGCCGCTGCCAAGGTTTCCGCTGCAAATTCCATCTTGGACCGTGGTTATGGCAAAGCCGTCCAGCCGGTTGATGGTGATGGTGAAGGTGGATCAATCAAGGTTGTCACCCGCATCGAACTTATCGGCATCTCGCCCGAATGAGCGTTGCTCAAATCAAGATACCCGCAAAGCTCGTCTCGGTGTTTGAGGGCGAGGCTGATGTGCGCGGATCGCATGGTGGGCGAGGTTCGGCCAAGACCCGCACGTTCGCACTGATGACAGCCGTCCGGGCGCATATGTGGGACATGGAGGGGCGGCAGGGCATTATCCTGTGCGCTCGCCAGTTCATGAATAGCTTGTCGGAATCGTCGCTTGAGGAGATCAAGGCAGCAATCCGCGAGACGGAATGGCTTACCCCGCACTTCGACATTGGCGAGAACTACATCCGCACGAAGTCGGGCCGTATTCAATATGCGTTTGTCGGACTGGCGCGCAACCTCAACAGCATCAAGTCGAAATACCGTGTTCTGTTGGCGTGGATTGATGAGGCCGAACCCGTCACGGAGGAGGCGTGGGTTAAGCTGATCCCGACGCTGCGCGAAGAGGATAGTGAACTTTGGCTAACATGGAACCCTGAGCGCAAGGCAAGCGCGACTAACAAGCGGTTCCGCCACGCGAACGACAATGATTCCCGCGTCAAGATCGTGGAGATGAATTGGAAGGACAACCCTTGGTTCCCTGACATTCTCGACCGCGTACGATTGAAGGACCAACGCGAGCGCCCCGATCAGTATCCGCATATCTGGGAAGGTGAATATCTCACCGTCATTGAGGGCGCCTATTACGCCAAGTCATTAAACCAAGCGCGTGCTGATGGCCGTATTGGAAAGGTCGCAGCCGATCCGCTCATGACGTTGCGGGCAGTGTGGGATATTGGCGGCACTGGCGCAAAGGCAGATGCGACCGCGATATGGATCGTGCAGCACATCGGCAAGGAAATGCGGTTTCTCGATTATTACGAGTCTGTAGGCCAGCCGCTTGCCACGCATGTTCTTTGGCTGCGTGATAGTGGCTATGAGAAGGCGCTTTGCATCCTGCCCCATGACGGCGCGAGCCATGAGAAGATCATCAAGACGACCTATGAGGGTGCTCTCCGCGAGGCGGGTTTTGAGGTCAATGTCATCCCGAACCAAGGCCCAGGCGCTGCGATGATGCGCGTCGAGGCGGCGCGACGTCTGTTCCCAAACATGTGGTTCGATGAGCGTTGCCACGGCGGGCTTGACGCTATCGGCTGGTATCACGAAAAGCGGGATGAGGAGCGTGGGATCGGGCTTGGACCTAACCACGACTGGTCAAGCCACGGCGCAGACGCTTTTGGGCTTGCCGCTGCATCCTATGAGCCGCCGCGCGCATCCCGCCCATTGAATTACACCAGTCGAGGCGTACTATGACCGCACCTAACATCGCCATCACATATACCGATCTTGACAATGGCGACGATGACGCGCGTCTGGCTGGGCTGTTGTCGTTTTTGCAAGACGAGGAGCGCCGGTCATTCGATGACTCATTGAACGATGAGCGCGCGGTCTGCATCGACTTCTACAACGGCGAGCCATTCGGTGACGAGGAGGACGGTCGTAGCCAGTATGTGACGCGCGATGTGGCTGAGGTTGTGGATCAGGGCGTTGCCAGCCTTGAGTCCGTCATGCTGTCTGGCGACAGCGCGGTGGAGTTCGACACGCAGGACAAGAAACTGGGCAAGGCCATCACGGCGGCGGTCGGTAAGGAGTTCTTCCAGGGTCAGGACGGCTATCGCGTTCTGCACGACTGGATCAAGGCGGGGCTGCTGGAAAAGACATCTGTGGCCAAGGTCTGCATTGAGCCGCAGCCACCGAAGCGCGAGGAGATGACCGTCCCGGCTGAGGCGATGGTCCTGTTGCAGCAGGAGGCAGCGAACAACCCTGACGGCCCGCAGATCATCGCGGCTGAGCCAGTGGACGAGACGGAGGAGCAATGGCGCATCGCTGTGGCTATTCCGCAGCCGCCCTTGTTCCGTGATTACATCGTGCCGAACGAGGAAATGGGTATCGCGCAGGACGCGCGCGATCTTGACGATGCCTGCGAATACAGCGTTTACAAGATGCCCAAGACCATCTCACAGATCGCACAGATGGGCTATGACACAGAAGGCTTACAGAGCGATTCCAACGATGACGGCGATACTCACTCATCACGATCTCCTGTTGCGAGCCGGGGCATGGTGTTGAGGAGGTGGGCGACGGCGAGGCTGAGCGGGCCGGTAATGGTTGCCCCTGCCTCGATGCGCGCCACCTGCCTGCGCCCACTTTTGCCGAACCCAAGGGCGCGGGCAAATGCCTCCTGCGTCATGCCGAGCGACTTGCGTGCCGCCTTGAATTCAGCGGAGGTCATATCAGGAAATGCGCCATACGCGGTAAACACCTTCACTCAATTTAGCCGACTTGAACCGATACGGCAGGCCCTTAAAGCGAGCGGTGTTCTGGACGTGGTTTGTCGCGCCCATGCCAGCCTTGGCTGAAACCACGATACTGTCGCCAATCTCCATATCGGCTACTGGCGGGCGATCCGCATCGCTCTTGGGCGCGTTGGGCATAGGGACGTGCTTATCAATTTTGTAGGTCATTCAATTTCTCCTGCGGCCAAATTGCCGACTTGGTGAATGTGGCATAACGCCACGTACCAGTCAACCCACAATCACACTTTCCTCGCCGCCACGATGTCGAATATCTGGCTCCTGTCGTGCCATATCAGTTGCTTGGCAGCGTATATGTATCGGCTTTCGTGGCCGTTAGCGAAGCGTACCCAGTATTTAGCCTCTGGGTCGGGCGGTGTGCGGCCTTTGGTGGGGAACCATTCGGTCATTTGTAGAGGGGTGTTTCGGTCCAGTTGGCCGGAAATGGGCCGCGTGGATCGTTTGCGCTGTAGTAATAGATCATCGGATAACTGCTGTTGCTTGCCACTCGAAAGGCGACAGGATCGCCCCTTTGCCCTAGATGGGCCTTCGCCGCCTCGACAAGAATATCAACAGCGTCGCGCTGGTCATCATTCATCTCATAGTCACCGGAATATTTGTATTCCGTCGCCTTGATAGCGCGCTCAATCTCTTCCTTGCTAGCCATCTCATCTCACTCCAATAGGTGTTACGCGTTGAAATCATTGATGCGGCTAACACGGTGGTCATATTTCACCGTGGCGCACGAGACTTGTCCTGGCAGGCCCATGCGGACTTTCACAACCGCTAGTTCGGCCTCGTTCGCCTCCTTGTCGGGGCGGTGATACACAAGCCCGTAATCCGCCTTATTTGCCCAATGTGCGCTGTCCGATATGTCGTACAAGCTGGGCATGTCATTGGTGCCTTTGATCGGCTTTGTAGGGTGAGCCACGATCCAGAATGAT